CCAAACACAAAAAAAAAGCGCACCAAATCTCCCCAAAAAAGAAGAACCAAACGAAAAAAAAAGCGCACCAAATCTCCTCAAAAAAGAAGAACCAAAAGAAAAAAACGAAAAAAAAGAAAAAGAAGAAGAAAAAAAAGAAGAATTAAAGGATACCTTAAGTCAAAAAACCCAATTTTCCTTTTTAAAATTCCATTGCGGTATACCTTCCTTAGAACAGCGAGTATATTTAAATTTCTTTTTCCATTTTTTATTTGAACTATAGGTCCTTTGTCCTTGTGAAGCATCCGCGAGAAAACAAGACCACCAAGATTTACCTTTACCTTTAACTTTGCGAGTGGTTCTTTTGCTTGGATTTCCACCGGGTCCACTATCACCAACCCAACGACAATAATCGTGACATTTCCCACATTTTTGAACATCATACCACCCGCGCCATTTATCGCGATAACCGGGATCGTAACGCTTGGCTTTATTCTTAACTTTGCATTTTTTACCTTTCTTCATTCGGCGTTTCAGTACACGCCTCTTGCCACCTATTTTCCTATTTTTCCTAGTATTTTTCCTAGTATTTTTCCTAGTATTTTTCCTAGTATATCTCATATATAAACAACCTATATTATTTCTCTCAGAGATGTTATCATAAATTTATATTTAAAGTTAAATAATTATAAATATAAAAATGGAATGGTCGTGCTATATCATTGAAAACCGAGGATATACATACGTGGGTGTATCAAACAATGTAGAAAAAAGATTGAGAGCGCATAATGGAGAAATAAAAGGAGGAGCTAAATATACCACAAGTAAAGGCCCGGGTTGGAAACATATTTGCCTGATACACGGCTTCCCAACAAAAATAGAATCAATGCAATTTGAGTGGGCATTAAAGCATATCCCGCCGCGGAATGCTGGTGGAATAGTAAACAGAATAAAAAAATTAAATACACTTTTAAATAAAACCAAATGGACAAGTAAAGCGCCCTATGCAGCGACTTGCCCGTTAACATTGGAATGGGTTGATAAACAATATAGACCCGAAGAATATAATATACCGAAATATATAACAGAAATCTTTCTCTCAGAAGTATATAATGAAATTTAAATTAAAAGATTTAATAATTACAGCACTGGTATATTTAACAATAGATATTGCATACATAACAATGAATGTGTCACACTTTAACAAATATTTTAAATTAATTCAAGGATCACCTTTAAAATTTAAGAAAATACCAGCGGTCGCAGTGTATATTTTGTTGGCAGTTGGTCTGTATTATTTTATAATTAAAGACAGGAAGCCTTTATTGGACGCATTCTTTTTAGGTGTATTTGTGTATGGGGTGTATGATCTTACCAATTATTCAACATTAAATAATTGGACAGTGGCTTTTTCTATAAGAGATACGCTTTGGGGTGGTACGGTATTCACCGCATCAACGTACATCATTTATGAAGTTTTAAAAAGAATTTAAGTGTGTAATGTAATATGAAATAAAAATACAATGTATATGAACAAATGAGTGAAAAATATCAGAAAAATATATATTATCATATTCTTCTAACACTTTTCCTGTAATATAAAATAAAAAGAAAAATGAATAAAAAAATATAAAATTAAAATTATTAGCGTTATAAAAACAATATATTAAATGATGATAAGCATTTGAAAAACAAAAAAACATATCATAATATCGTATATTCTTTAGTTGATAATTGTGATGATATAAAAATGAAGTAATAGATAACGGTAGAGATGTTAATAAAAATTGTGTATTTAAAAATTGGGACAATGTAAAAAATGGTACAAAAATAGTTGAATAATATAATATGTTTTTCATTTAATAAATATTAAAATATTATCTAAATCTTATTGAAATATAATTTAATTACCATTTAAATATTAAAATACTTATTTAATTAAATGGGTGGAAAAGTAGTAAAAATGTATGAAAAAAGAAAAATAAACGCGTATAACAAAAAATATAAGGGAATTATTAATAGAAACAAAAACTATAACAGAAACAAAAACTATAACAGAAACAAAAACTATAATAAAAACTTTTATAGCATTTATAACGATAATTATAAAAAAAACAACGCGGTAACACTGCGATATTTAGACAGTAATTCAAAACATTTAAAACCCAGTATAAAGCCTTCATATATATATAACGGTGTACCCGGTGGATGGAATTATTAATTCTCTCAGAAACTATTTTATATAAACTAAAAATATTTTATATAAAAAATAAATCTTATTAATAACAATGCCATATATACGAAAAAAAATATAATTTCAAATTGACGTTATACTGGTGTCCAGCATTTTTTATTAGTATTTTGAATTATATTCACCTGTTTATTATGAATTTCCCAATCAAGCAGCAATTCTTTAATTCCGCAACGTTGATTGTATTCATTGACGTCTATTTTGATGGTCTTCCATATTTTTGAATTTAAAAATTCAAAAATAGTATTAAATCTACATACAGAATTCGTCCATTCAAACGAGGGTTCATATTGAACATTATTGTATTCAATCCACACGTGTGTGCATAATTTGTAATTACCACAACTTTTGCGCCCAACAACAAATCCAACAATAATATTTAATTTAATATTAAAATTCACTCGGAAGAAATCATATAAAAATTTAGAATTAGAAACACATTGCGATTTTGTGTTATTAATTCGTTGATGATGTAACATTTGTGATATTAATGATTTGAGTATTTTATGATACATTTTTATTGGGAAATTTGTGAAAACGTTTTTTTTAATCAATTTTAATTAAAAACAGGGCATAAAATCCATAATACAATTTATAATATCAACCGGCAATGTTGGGTTTTGTAAGAGAATTATATTCGCTTTATTTTTCATACAGTCTTCTCTTTTTTTAACAAAGATTGGGATATTGGGGATAATTTCTCTCATATACTTCGCCCTTTTAGGTTTAAAAACCGGTCTAAAAACACTTGGATTATTTTTCAGTAAATATCCCAAACATAATGTATTTTCATCAACCCAATAAGCAAACTGTCTATTAATTATAGGATGATTACCCATATTGTGATCACGAACATCTTTGTAATATTGTGAAATGTCAACTTTATATAAAACTTGTGACCACAACCCATCCCCACGAAAATGCCAAGGATGACATAAATATATTTTTTTGAAAAGTAGTGTGTCAAAAACCATTTTTTTAATTTAAATGGTTTTTAAAATTAAAAATGTATCAATTTAATTATCTCCTGATAAAATTTATATATATATTATATAATGAGTACTGAAAGAAAAAAGAATATAAAAAAAAGAAAAAAAAGTAAATAAGGCAAATATTTATCCCAATATTTTTCCAAAATTTTTCCAATCATCAATTTTTTTCAAAAAATGATGTTTATAGACAATTAAATATGAAATGATAAAATTAAATACAAAACAATAAAAAATGATAACGCTCAAAGCGAAAAATAAGGACACGACAAACATAAAACCATCTTTAAAAAGGTAAGAAAAACTTAAAAATGTAACAGTTGTTGATGGTAACCAGTTTGTCATTATTAGTGGAATCATCATAAGAAATGAATTAAAAATCATTAATAATGCCGATAATTTTAATAAATAACCAAATGCATTTTTATTTCTTTTTTTAAAAATTTTTTCCATTTTTAATAAAATGAAATCAATTCTTGTATGATATATTTTTCTAAATGAAGAAATGTTAAATTTTTTTTTTAAAATAAACTCGGGTAAATAAGCAGTATCATATCCCAATAAAAGTTGAAAAGAAAGTAATAATGTAATAAATCCACCGATAATGGTGGAAGAACCAAGGGCATAAGCTGGTGATGGGATTGACGTCGGTAATGTAATTATAAAAAGAATAGCAAATATACCATCTTGATTAAAATATTCAATAATTTCCTTTACAGTAAAACTTTTTTTATTTCTTTTTAAAAGAATATTAATTTTATTTCTGAAATTTAACATTATATACTGATGATATTTAAATGTTATTTAATCGCTGATTACATAATTCAACATATTCGGAATTAATTTCGTAACCTATAAAACTAACATTCAAATTATTCGCAGCAACACATTCGCTGCCAGAACCTGCAAAAGGGACAACTAGAAAGGTCTTTTCCACCGCTCCCTCTACAGCTCCCTCTACCGCTCCCTCTACAGCTCCCTCTACCGCTCCCTCTACCGCTCCCTTATTCATTGCGGCTTTAATTAATTTCTCACATAAAGCAAGAGGTTTTTGCGTGGGGTGATTAACACGTTCTTTCCGCCCAGCTCCACCTGCCAAAGCTGATATTTTGATAACATCTCGCGGCAATGCGCCGCCGCTATGAGCTTTATATATCGTTTCCTTTTTACCATCGCTAAATCTTCCCTTTGTAGCCTTCCGCACTTTTCCCGCAGCATTTTTTAAGAAAGCTTTTGTATATGGTTCTCTAACATCATCGCGATTAAAATTAGGCCTTTTATTCTTGGAACAAACCAAAATACTTTCGTGTGTCCTTTGCCAAAAATTTAAAGAAGGTGTAACTTTATTTGTATAATGCCAAACAATCCACCGAACATTAATCTTAATTCTAACTCTAATATAAGCCAAAATCTCACTAAATCCATAAATATATAAAGTCCCAGTTGGTTTCAAAATTCTAACACATTGTTCAATCCATTGATCACACCATAACAAATATTCATCAGTATCAACATTCCAACAGTTATTTCCAAAATCTTTACCAATATTATAAGGTGGATCACAAATAATAATATCCACACTTTCACTGGAAATTTTTTTCATACCTTCAATGCAACATTCGTTTAATACAACACCACAAACGTCGGCAGCTTCAGCAGCAACTATTTCATTCATAATTTTATTATAAAATTATATACAATGCTTATAAATCAATTTAATAAAATTCCCAAAAAATTTCCCAAAAAAATTCCCAAAAAATTTCCCAAAAAATTTCCCAAAAAATTTCCCAAAAAATTTCCCAAAAAATTTCCCATAAAAATATTATTAAATATATTAAATAATATTTTTTATTATAAATATTATGAATTTTATAAATATAGATTTGATTAAAACCGTGAGTTTAATGTATATTATCCCGCAAATTATTTATTATACTTATGCGTATAATATATCCGTTAGAAAGCACATTGAAGAAAATAAAGAAATGCTTATGTTAATAAAAGACATTCATCAACAAATCATAACATCAAATACCTCGTAAAAATTTGCGCGATCCTTTTAAATTATAAAATATAAAATAATATGGTATACCAATGATTAAAAACATAAAACAAAAAAAACTAATTTTTTGTAGGGGTGAATAATATTTAAAACGAATAATTATTCGTCCCAATTCTTTGCCAATTTTTTCAGCCTCGTTTAATCTATTATAATACATTTATAACTAAATACAAGTTATTAATTTAAATATTTTAGATTTATAATTTGTTGCTTTTCCTACGCCGCTTCTTGCCGCTCTTGCCGCTCTTGCCCTGCCTACTTACAGCAATTGCCCGCTTTCTTCTTGAATAGTTTCTTCTCTTACCCAATGCAAGTGCTGTGCGCATCATTCTTTGTAAATCCGTTGGATTTGGTGCAGGTGGTGTTAAAAAATTCCCATCCGAATCTCTTCCGGCTCTAGCAAAATCTTGATCAGTAAAAAAATTCTCTTTAAAAATTGGTATTTTAGTTTCTCTTGATAAAATTTGTTCTATTAGTTCAATTTCATTTTCTGCACTACCATTAAGAAAACAATCACCACAAGTACATCTACCCGGAAAATCATAATAGCCTCCGGGAAAGAGATATATTTTTTTATCAATCACAACTTCCAAATCTTTGGATCGTTTATTATAACCTTTGCAAATGCCGGGCTTAACGGTGTTAGCTGTTATTTCTAATTTATAATAAAATCTAAACGCATTCTGTCCATCAATATATCTGTTTTTATCTTTTCTGCTCATTTTTTTAAATACTGTCGCTGTACTTGATTTTCTTGATTTTTTTGATTTCCTTATTCGTGATGATCTCACGCTAGATTTTGAACGAAACGAATTTTTAACAGTACCAGAAAAACGACTCGCGATAGTGCTTTTTTTTGGATTTTTTAATATTATTAATCTTTTTTTTAAATAAAAAATAATATCTTTATATATTGGACTTTTTCTGGAAATACCAATCATTGAACTATATCTACCAACACTAGCTTGACGCAACCTTTGTGTATCGCGATATTTTTGTAATCTTTCATTATATTGTAATCTATCTTGCCTATTTTCCCACCAGTTAGCAATAGTGGCTGCCATTATATATAAACAAAATATTAAAAAAATATAAATCCAATGAAAAATAATAAAACTAGAAAAATAAATTGATTTTATTAAAAATATAAGTTATTAAACAACAAAAAAAAATATGGCTTCATTATCAACAAATAGTTCAAGAGCAATTTGCGAAAGCGGTTCAACCTTTGAAATAAAAGGAGATAACACTTATAGCACATCCGTCGTTCAAAATACTTCAAGACAAGATGCTTGTGGGTATGTACATACTGAAGAAATGTCGGTACTTTGGTGTTCAGATTCACACGGTGGTAATGTGGATCAAAAACGTTATAAAATCCGCGATTTCCTAGACACTATTTCCGATGAAAAATGGATTGAATATGTATCTCAAGAAAATTTCCACATTGCTGATATATATGAAGGTGGGTTTAAAAGTAATTTATTCAAAGACATAGCATCCCTTGGTCCATATTGCGATACGGGTGCAACACTCTCAATAGTAAAAATCTCAGCATCCCAAATAGAATGTTACAGAGTTGGAGACAGTCCGATATATGTTTTCCAAAATGGGGAAAATGTTCTTTATTCGGATCACGATGCCGAATATAAAGAAGATTTAACACAATTAAAAAAAAGGAAAAATCTTAAATATATCCACACAAAAAGCACCAACGATTATGGTGTAACTGATCAATCAGACATAACACCATTATCCCCAACAATAATTTCACAAAAACCATCGCATTATATATATTGGGATACCGGATCCGCGACAAATATGACAAGATGCATCGGTCATAATGACCCCGTTGCTTTTCACAAAAATCAAAAAAAATCAACTAAACAATCATCCGAACCATCATTACCGTGTTGGACGATGACAAAAAATGTAATTGAACGCAAACCGGGTTCAAAAGAAAAAGTAATTCTCACTACAGATGGTTTCACTTCTATGTGCGGAGAGTTTGATTATCCGATAATGGTAACCTCACTCGCCGTCGACCTAATGGAAGTCGCATACAACCGTTGGAAACAAATTTGGGAGTTTAAAGTAGACGGTTTTGAAACGCAGCACCAAAAAATCCCCGATTGGAATCGTGATGATATTGCTATTGCAACTTGGGATCACAAATAATCACAAATTAAAATAATAACATCATTATATAATTTTGTTATACGTAATAGTTCCCGTATAACCATATTTTTTTTAATTGAATGTCTTACCTTACAAAGTAATTTTTCTCTTTTTCTTAAAAACACTGGGCGCCAAACATCTGTATTTTTTAAATTATAACCAATCAAAAGTGTATCATATGTAGACCAATAAGCAATTCCGCTATCAACCAGCGGATGTTTTCTCAACGCAACGGGTGAACATAATAAATCATCTTTACCATAAGGAACTAATGTAATATCTTTATCGTCAACCGGAAGGTTTTTTTCGCACCATTTACTATGTGATTTTATACATTGCCAACAATTATTTGTAAATTTATTTTTATCTAAACAATATTCCGGGTTTTTACATACATAACCTAGAAATATGCGTTTCCATAAAGAAATGTCAATTTGATCGTTGCTTTGCATTTTATTAATATTTTTAAAAGATTTTGCGTAATCAATTTAATTCAAAAAAAATATAAAAAGAAAAATATATATATAAATAATGGATGAAACGGATTATCTAATAATAAATCCAATTCAAATAGAATTATTATCGGGTAAAATAAATAATGAAAAAAAAATATCTGTTATAGAAGAGATGTTTTATAAAAAAATGGAAAAACTAAAAAAAATAAGTTTGCAAAATAAACAATTGAAATCTATGATAAAAAATCATAGAATAATATTAATTGATATTTAATAAAATAATAGCACAATATATATGCAAAAAAAAAGAGCAAACAAAAAAGCAAACATAGCCAAACGTATTATAGCCAAACGTATTATAGCCAAACGTATTATAGCCAAACGTATTATAGCCAAACGAAAGTCAGACAAAAGAAAGTCAGCCAAAAGAAAGTCAGACAAAAGAAAGTCAGCCAAACGAAAGTCAGTTAAAAAAATTATTAAGATAAAAGAGGCCGATGCCAAAAACAAAAATGCCAAAAACAAAAATACCAAAAACAAAAATGCCAAACCAAAGAAAAAAGAATTAAAAGATATTATAAAAAAATATAATCCAAAAGCATCATCTATCGCGATAATAAAAGAAGCATCGCAAGTATCAGAAGCATCGCAAGTATCAGAAGCATCGCAACTATCAGAAGCATCGCAACTATCAGAAGCATCGCAACTATCAGAAGCATCGCAACTATCAGATCCGGTAACGAAACCACCAAGAAATCCACAAAGAAACAAAACAAAAAGATTATATATCCCAATAGATTTAAAACCTTTTCCACACAATGTTGCAAATAAAACAAGAAAGAACCGAAAAACATTGGGACAAATAGTAAGGGAAAATGATAACAAAAATTAAATTGATTTTAATAAAAATTATTAAAATTATTAAACAAAATTATAAAAAAAAAATGGAATCACAATATGAATGCAACAAGTATCTTTGCACCAAAGAAACATTAAAAGAAACACTGGAAACCTTCGGCGTTGCTATTATACCAAGTGTTTTGAATGAACAGGAAACAACAGATATGGTATCGGGTATGTGGGATTTCTTTGAACATATAACACAAGAATGGGAGAAACCAATTAATAGAAGCGACGAAACAACCTGGAAAGAAATTCATAATTTGTTCCCAATGCATTCAATGCTAATTCAACACTTTAGCGTGGGTCAAGCCCAAGTTTCCTGGGATTTAAGACAAAATCCAAAGATAGTAGATATATTTTCAGAATTTTGGAAATCTAAACCCGAAGATTTACTTGTATCATTTGACGGATTAAGTTTTAATATGCCGCCTGAGATTACAAACCGCGGTTGGAATCGCAACAATACCTGGTATCATTCGGATCAAAGTTTTCTAAGACCAGAATTTGAGTGTATGCAAACTTGGGTTACGGGATTAGATGTGGAAGATGGTGACGCGACACTTGCCTTTTATGAAGGAAGTAATAAATATCATCGTGAATTTGCAGAAGAATTTAAAGTCACTGGTAAACAGGATTGGTACAAGTTAAAAAAGAATGAAGAGCAGTTTTACATTGACAGGGGTTGTGAAAAAAAGAAAATTATGTGTCCAAAAGGGAGCTTGGTTTGCTGGGATAGCAGGACAATTCATTGTGGGACAGAGGCAAACAGGGGGAGAAAAAATCCCAAGCATCGCGCGGTAATATATTTGTGTTATCAACCAAGAGCAGGCGCAACTCACACACAACTGAAAAAAAAGCGCAAGGCTGTGGAAAATATGCGTTCAACATCGCATTGGCCGTGTAAAGCCAAATTATTTGGAAAAAACCCAAGAACATATGGAAAAGAATTACCTAAGATAACACAAATTCCTGAGCCTGAATTAACAAGTTTGGGAAAACAATTAGCAGGATATTAAATAATATTTAAGAATATATTTAATTATATTTAATTATATTTAATTATATTTTTTTTAAATTCTCTTTATATTATATATAATAATGACCGACAAATTCTTGCCTTTGCCCCAAGAAAAAGGAAAAGAAGAGGATAATGAAACATATAGTAAATCAATACACTCGTTACCTATTGGTGTTGATGAGGAGGGAGGGACAAAGATTGAAGAAGGCATAGGTGTCGACCAAGTTGATGTAGAGATACCAGCAGAAGAAGAAAAAAAAAAGTTTGATGTTCTGTCTTGCAAACACACTACATCACGAAAGGACTGCGAAACAGCATCGGATGAACAAGTCAAGGAAGCTTTGAAACAATGGGGAGAGGGAGGACGCCGTCGCAGAAGAGGTGGTACCAAGCGCAAAAAATCCAAGCGCAAAAAATCCAAGCACAGAAAATCCAAACGCAGAAAGAAATCAAAGAAATCAAAAAAAGCAAAAAAATCAAAGAAATCCAAACGCCGCAGAAAATCAAAGAAACGCAGAAAATCCCGCAGAAAATCCAAACGAAGACGTTAGATATTTTTCTTTAAAGATATATATGTGGAAGTATTTCGCCTTTTTGAATGCCATATTTTATGCCGCGGCGAGTTTAGCATTAAGAAAATATGAAATAGTAGATCGCAAAATAACCAGTTTCCAAATATTTTTTTCCATTATCACAATAGGATTCTTTTTTACACTTTTTATTGCAATATCCTTTAAAAAATATCGCGATCAAATAATACAATTATATAATTCTCTCATAGTCAATAAAACAAAACCAAAATTTGCCTTTTGGATTATTTTAGTTTCCGTTCTTTACATCCTCGGCGACATCTCCTTCTTTACCAGTCATATTACAACACCACATATCACATTATTACTCCTCATAGGCACATTAGTTGGTGCGTCTATTGAAATCACGGGTAGTTATTTCTTTTTTAATGAAAAACTAAAAACAAGATCTATTATTGGTATTATGGTTATGTTATCGGGTGCCTATCTCTTATAAATATTTTCAAAAATATAAAAATATTTATATATTATAATGGTAATATCACCAAAACATCTTAGTATAATAAGCATATTAACATTTTTTAGTATATTTTGGTTTTTATATAACGGTTTTATTAGACCCAAAGATCCTAAACAACCACATTTAATGGGCCACTGTGTATTAAACATACCAAACAATTTAAAAAAATTATTCCCAATAATGGCCAAAAGATTTAAAAATTTTTTAAGTTTTGAAGAATGTTTTGATATGTGGTCGTTATCGCACTTATTTATTTATTTTGTGTCTGGTTTATTTATCCCGGGTGAATATCCATTTGTAATTATTTTGTCTATTATGTGCGAAACGTTTGAATTTTTCGGAGGTTACCGGGCAAAATTATCAGATATTTTTGTTAATTTCTTGGGTTATTGGATGGGAAGTAATTTAAAAATACCCAATATTAGAAAATATGGAAATATATTAAATAGTAATGATCATTTAACCGTATATTCAATTCCCTTTCTCTTTATTCTTTTATCTTTACTTGTTTATGTTAGAAAAAGTGAATGGATTTAATTAAAAACATTTGTTATTTTTAACGCGTAATCTCTTAAGCCTGCTTTGTAAACGAGTCTTATCGCGTCGTAATCTACAAATACGCTTCGTTAAACGCATCATTTCTTTTTTACCTCGTAAACATTTATTACGTCTCAATTTGGCAGTTCTAATATTGCAACTAATATTTACCATTTTTTTCCTAGCTTTATCACGTTTCTTTTCTAAACGTAATAAAAATTTTTTATTACCACGTGATAACTTACTCTTTAATACGCGCTTCTTACTTTTTTTAGTCATATATATTCACCAAATATTTTAATACGTTTAAAATAACATTTAGTAAATATTATTTTAAATTAAATGAATGTAAAAAAAGAATATGGTTATGTATTAATTGTTGGGTTACTTCTTTATTTATTACAGCAACTAGTTTTTTTAATTCCCGTTCTGAGAGAAAGATCCAAAACTAAAATAAAAGCACCAATACTTTATCCGAGAGATAGCGAAATACAAAAGTTAAATTTAACATCTGATCAAGTATTAAAATATTATAGGGCGCAGCGAGTACATCAAAATAATGTTGAATCAATGTCAGTATTTATGCCTATTTTTTTAATTGCCGGATTGTTTGAACCGAAAAACGTGGCAATAGCGGGTTTAGTTGTTTTTGTATTCCGTCTCATAGGGGGTATCGGATACTTATATGGTAACCGTATGTATGGTGCACCGTGGCATTTGGGTGAATTATTTCTCCTTTACACGGTTGGTAAAATAGCGTATAAAATGTTATTCAAAAGCGGAGCAGGCACAGCAGGCACAGCAGGCACAGCAGGCACAGCAGGCACAACAGGCCCAGCAAGC